ACAGAAAGAAATATTTGAAACAACTGAATAATTGTTGCGTTAAAAAGAGTAAGCAACAAAACGGAAATTTTTTTTGGTTCTTTGCTTCCTCTTTGGCCCGTTCTTCCTTCCGCATCTTCTGGAGGCAGCAGCTTCCGTACCCGTCCCGCAGCGCCTGTGCGCTGGTTAAAAGCCCGCCGCACCGCTTACATCTGCGGGCCTTTATCGTGAATACGTCATCCATGCGCTTCACCTCGCTTTCGGCTATTCCACCATCCCATGAGAATCAATGGCCTGTCCACAATTCCTGCAAAACGGGTGTATTCGGACTTTTCTTTCCCCGTTTACATACGTTGTATCGCTGACGGGCCTATTGCAGAGCGGGCATTTGTACACCAGAATGTTCCGAAGCGGCGCGTCTTTACCCTCAAATATCGGGGCTTTCCGCGCTTTCATTGGGATTGCCCTCGCCACGGCTGGCGCTGCGTCCTTCAGCTGCCCCTCCAGTTCCTCCAGCCTTGCGGCGATGTAGAGGTTCATGGGTTCCTCGCTGCGCCGCAGGAGGTCTTTGACGGTTTCGTTCATCTCCGGGTATGTGTGGATTTGCGCCGGGGCTTGCGCCTTTGGCACATACGTACCGCACGGCACGGGCACACTGCATCTGCTGGCGCAGTATGCGTATTTCTGGCAGTTCTCGCACTTATTCATCCTGCGCCCCCCAATCCACCGGCATACAAATGTCAACGATGATGGCCTTTACCCACGGGAGCGCGTCATAGCGCGGGCGGCACTCCGCCTCCGTATCGGGCAGGGCGTTGAACTCTTCCTCCGGGAGGAACTTCTCCAGTGTGTCGAACACGTCATCATCGCTCTTGAAAATCACGGGTTCGTAGTCCTGGGGCGGTAATACAAACTCATCCACCCTGGCCGCGCCCCAACTTCCCATCCAGGTGGCGAAATTGTCCCCGGCCACGATTTCTCCGTCTACGAACGGAATCACCGGCAAATCCGGGTTTTCCTGCATCAGCCGGAACAGCTTGTCCCGGTTCTGCCTCTCGGTATCGCTAATCTGCTGTCTCATTGGTCTTTCCTCCTTTTTCCCATTCTTCGAGCGCTCCCTGTAATGCCGCTATGAACTCCCGGATGCTGTCTTTGGTGCAAAAGTACAGCGTGAAGTATTCGCCCTCTACGTCCTCCACGGAGAACTGCTGCCCCGGCTTCGTCTGGGTAGAATCCGCCAGCTGAACTATCTTTGCCGCCCATCCGCCCGTGTTCCTGCTTGGGTAGCAAATCACCCCTTTGTGGGAGTTCTCTCCAGCCCCGAATATCACGAACGGCGCATCTTTGCCCACGGGTTATCCCTCCTTCCCTATGAAGTCCCAGATCGTCATCTGGGTGTTTTCTTGCTGGTACGCCTTTTCGGCACACCTGTGTCCCATCCCCTGTTTGATGGAATCTTCTCGGGTGAGAAGTCTGCCGCACTTTTTGCACCTTTGCGGCCTTGCCACGCTCTCCGGCTGCCCCTCCCACTCCGCCCGGATTTCTTCCGCTATCCCGGCGAGGACGTGGTATGCGTTTGGTATCGCCAGCGAATTGCCCCACATCTTGCACTCCGCGCTGTCGCTGCTCGGGTGCTGGAGCCATTTGCGCACCTGGTTCCGGCTCTTTGGCTTGGTGTCCGGCTTTACCGCTTTTCGGTGTGTCTCGAACACCTCACACCACCAGTCGATTTCTTCCTCGGTAGGCTCCGGCGTGTCGAGGTTTTGGGCGTGTCCGTCCGGGTAGCTGCGGTAATTGGTGACCTCGATGCGCTTTGGAATAAAGGCTCCCGTGTGCCGGTCTGCCTCCCTGCCGTCATCCGCTTCCCGGATGATGGGCGCGGCCAGTTCCTCCAGCCGAGCCGTGTCATCGCCGTTCATCAGCCCATCGCTGTCCTCCCGCATCTTGTCGAGGTAGCGGTGCAGGGCCGCGGCTGGCGTGTCCTCGGTAGCCACGCCCTCGGTGACCAGCGCGTCCTCCAAATCCTCCCGGATGAACTCCGCCACATAGAACGCGCCATGGTCTTGCATCAGGTGGTTTTGGAGCGCCGCCCGGTTGAGGGCCTTGTCCTGTTCCTGGGTGGCATCGTAGTACACCCGGACGATGGCATCCTTTGCCTCCGGGGGTACGCCCTCCAGCTTGCCCTCTGCGATGAATCCGATTACCTGTTCCGGCAGGAGCCGGAGGGTCAGGTGCCGGCGCTCCGGGGTATTGGTGAACCGGCTTGTTACCTCCCCGGCCTCGCTGATTTCGTGAATCCAGAAGCCGTGGCGGCATCCTTCATCGTTGAAGGTCAGCTGGTTCGGGCTTCCGCAGTAGTATGCCGGGGTATTGCATCCCAGGGCTTGCGCTTTATGGATATGCCCGAAGCAAGCCAGCGTCACGCCCGTTGCATCTATGGTCTGCGGTAGTATGACCACGTCCTGCCCTGCGAGGAAGGTCTGCCCGCTCTCGCTCTCGCAGCCGGCCACCGTGTAGTGCGCCACCAGGACGCTCGGTTTTCCGGGGTCAAGCTGTGCCGCCTGTCCGGCGATGATTTCGTTGACCAGCGTGGTGGCGTTCTGGTTCTCGGTTTCCGCGTCTGCGTCCGGCATGAACGCCCGGAGCCGCCCCTTGTCAAATCCCGGCATGGCGAGGATCTGAATCTCCCCGGCGCTGGTGTTCAGCCTGTCCACCTCCGGGGTGGTGTAAATCGTCAGGTTGTGGATGCCCTGCGTCAAGTTCCGCAGAACGTTGAACGCTTTCGGGTTGTCGTGGTTCATCGTCCCGAAAAGCAGGACTACCTTCTCGCTCTCCCGGCAAAGGGGCCGGATGAGGGTGCTGACCGCCGCGTCGATATCGTCCAGGGCGGTATCCGCCCACACCCGGCTGCGGTTGAACAAGTCCCCGGCGATGATGGACACGTTGGGATGTTCTACCTTCGCGGCCTCCGCGATGGCTCTCATGCACCGCAGGGTATCCTCGCGCCGTGCGTTCCGTCCGTCCCGGACGGGGCCGGCCAAGTCCCCCAGGTGAATGTCACCTGTATGTAGGATTCTCATCTGCGCTGTCCTCCTTGTGCTTTCTGCTGGCAGCTGGGGCAGAGGCAACGCCCGAATTTCTTTTCAGAAAATCCCTTGATGGCCTCCACCGTCCACTGCTTCCCGTTTCTGCCTGTCGTTTCGGTTATGGTGCGCCCGCAATCCGCGCAGATGATTCCCTGCGGTTCCTGCGGTTCCTCCCAGGGGAGCGGCTCTTGGTATCCCTCCGCGCCCTGGTATCCGCTCTCGGGGTCTTGGTATTCGCCCTCGGTATAGTCCCCGGCGATGGCCGCGCCCTCTGGCAAGGCTGCCGGTTCTTTGGGCTTGCCCGCCTCGATGGCCGGTGCGGCGCTCTGCTGCTCGAACAGCAGCCCCATATCCCGGAGCGAGTTGCTGATGAGCGCTTGGCGCATCTCCGGCGCGTCAAGGTTCGGCACGATGTGGGCTATCACAAAGGGCTTGCGCAGTTCCTGCATCGTGTAGCCCTGCGCCAGCCCGAGGGCCGCTCTCAGGCACCGCATGAACGCCTTGCTCTCCGCTATGCTGGCGCGGTGCGGCAGGAATCGTCTGTACTGCTTTTCGGTCTGCGTCTGCTGTTCCAGTGCGCAGTCGATTTCCTTGCTCTTGCTGATAAGGCGGAATCCGCCGCTCGGCTCCGGCACCCGGAGCGTTACTATGACCTTTACATCGTAGCTGTGCGGGCAGTTCCCGCAGGGCTGGGCGTTGCCCGTGGCTTTCGCCATGCGGACGCATCTCTCGCACACATCCGGCTGGACGCTCTCGGTGCTGACGATGCTGATATTCGCCGCCGCCGCCAGCTTCGTGCCGCCAACCATCGTGATGGCGTACTTCCCGGTCTGCTTGTCCAGGTAGATGTCCCTGCCGCTCCCGTTCTGGTCGACCGTGGTGTCCAGCCGTACCTGGTTCACGATGATGCGCTGCATATTGCTCATGACCTGCATCGAGGTCACGGGAATCAGCACGTTGAACTTGTCCGGGGGGTAGTTGTTCAGCTGGACAATGGTGTCTTGCGCTGTGTTCATTGCTGTTCTCCTTCCTTGCGGGGGGAATTCCCCATTGACTTTTACGTGGTTTTGCTGGTATACTGAGGGTGCGTCAGAGCGTTGTTCGCCGTTCTGTTCGCTTTCGGTTATGGTGCGGTCTGCTTTCCCGGCAGGCCGCATCGTTTTTTTGCGCTCATGCCGCCGCCCCCTCCTACGTTTCCCAGATTTCCCGGCTCTGGTAATCGTAGATAATCGTCCGGCTTTCGCCGGTTGCCGTGCGCACCGTGCGCTGGTATGTCCCATCGGCGTGTTCCGCCTTGACCGTTTCCCCGTCCGGGTAGGTGGCCGCGATAAAGGCATCGGTCGCGTCCTTTGCCTCCCGGCAGAGCCGCTGGGCAATCCTGCGGAAGATGTCAAACGCTTCCTGTCCTGCCTTGCTCCCGTAGGGAATCACGATGTTGCCGGTGCCGGCCTTGCTTGCCGTCATGCTGGAGCCTCCTTTGCTTTGCCCTCTATCCGTTCGGCGTAGGCCACTACGGAGAGGATTTTGCCGTACACCCTGCGGAGCGATGCGATGCACTCTGAAAACCGCCCCTGCTCATCGTTGTCGATTACCCCGTCCGCCACCAGCCGCTTTATGCAGTCTACTGCGGGGCCGAGTTCGTCCCTGGCGATTATCGCCTGGAAGGCCATGTCCCCGTGCGTCTGCGGCTCTTGCAGTTCCGGGAGGTACTTCCCCAAGGGGCTGAACCGGCGCAGATGGTAGTACGCAATCAGCGGGGCGTTGTATACCTCCGCCATCCGCGCCACGGTATCGTCCGGCACTCTGGCCTGGTCGCGTTCGTAGTCCGACAGCGTTCGCGGTGCTACCGCCAGCAGTTCTGCTGCTTCTTCCTGCGTAAAACCGGCAGAAACTCTGCAAGTTTTGTAGAGATTCTCGCACTCGTTGCTCATGGTTTTCACCTCGGTTTCGTGCGATAATTAGTGCGTGGCCGGGGTTCAGCTTCCAGTCCTGCGGTATCCGCACCCGGCCTCGGGTTCGTACTCACCGCCAGCCTCGGCCCGGATTGCCTTCGCCAGCAGGACGGAACACGCTTTTGCAAAGGTCATCCGGTTTTCCCACGCCCAATCGTTGACGGCGTTGTACACGTCAACCTGGAGCCGGGAAGAGAAGCTGTGGTATCCGCTCCCGCGGGCCTGTCTCTCTTGAACCGCCATTTTTTCACCTCCCCGTAAAATTTCCCTTTCGTTTTTGGTGCTGTTGTGCTATCCTTCTGTTGTGCCATTCCGAATTGTAGGGCCGTATTGGTTCACCTTTGTTCGGTGGTGCTATCATCATAGCACTTCATTTGAACCGCGTCAACTCCAATCGAACTGTAAAACTGAACAAATATCAGAAGGGGGATGTGGCAGCATTGACTATAAACGAGCGTCTGTTTGATATGCTGACCGGCCAAAACCGAAAACAAAAGGAACTTGCCGATTATATCGGCGTTAACGAGCGTAGCGTTGGGACGTGGAAAAGCCGGGGGACGGACCCGCCAGCGCGGCTCTGTTGCAAAATCGCGGAGTTCTTTGGTGTCTCTGTTGAATGGCTCTTGACCGGGGAGGAACACCCTGTCACTTCGTTTGTGAATAACGGCTCGGTGACCGGGACAATGGGGCATCAGCACGGGACGCTCATTATCCGAAACGGCGGGGAGCGCGTGCTGTCGGAGGAGTGCGCTGAACTTGTCCGCATCTATGAATCGCTCAGTGTCAAAAACCGAATGCGGCTACTTTCCGATGCGTTTGAGGTGGAAGAAAGCGCAAACGGCGAGGCAAACGGCGAAACTATGTAGGAGGTGTTTCTATGGCTGTATGTGAATCTGTGGAGCGCCGGTGCCGGCTGGACGGGCCGTGGGATGTGTGGTTTCCCGTGGTGCGGGATAGCCTTACCGGCAGCGGTTTCCGGGAGGTCGCTGCGGATACCGCACAGCGCCGCCTGACGGCCCGCTACGGCGATTCCCGCATTGGGGGTAGGGTAACCGTTACCCTGGGGCCGTCCGGGTCTCCTGGCGGCACGGACGTGGCTGTGGTGGTGTCTGCATCTTTGGCCGGGGGGTGTTCCGCATGGTAGGTCTTTTTAGCTTCCTGTTTCTTGTGTCTCTGATTGCGCTTGCTGTCGCTGTGGTTCTGCTGGTTGTCCGGGCTGTTAAGAAAAAACCGAAAAAGCCCGTTGCCGTGGTGGCCGGTGTCTCGCTGCTTGTCTGCCTGGTGTCCTTTGTGGTCATTGGTACGACCTATCAGCCTACGCCGGAGCAAATCGCCGAACGGGAGCGGGTAGCTGCGGAAAAGGCCGAACGGGAACGGCTGGAAGCCGAAGCCGCCGCCCAGCGGGAGGCCGAGGCCGCTCAGTCCGAATCCCAAACGCCAACGGCGGAGCCGTCCGCCCCTTCCGAATCCCCGGAGCAATCCGAGCTGTCCGAGCCTGATTCTCCATCTGTCCCTGCGGAATCCGAGCCACCAGCGGAATCAGAAAATCCCGCACACTCTGACGCTCCAGCTACTTCCTCCACTGCGCCGTCTGAACCGGAAGAGCCGAGCGCCCCTGCGGAACCAGAGCCGGATTTTATTGACGAACACCGCACAGATATTGTTGTGTCTGCAAAGATGGTTCTGGATGGGTTCGTTACGAATTACAAAATCCCGCTGGCCACGCAGCTGTGGACTATTGCAAAATTCGACAACGAAGGCGCAATCGCCGCCATGGCGGATATTACGGAAAAAAGCACGGACGCGACCGTGATTGCTGTCGTTGTTCTCACGCCTGTCATGGACGGTGAAAGTATGACCGGCGCTACTCCGCACTATGTTTCTGTAGGGGATACGCTCTACGGGGATGACGGCTACTGCGATGATGTGTTCGCTATCTTGGAAGGAATCGGGAGCGGCCAATGAAACGGGCGGCTCTTTATATCCGGGTTTCCACGCTGGAACAGGCGCAGGAGGGCTACTCTATCGGGGCGCAAAAGGAGCGGCTGCTGGCGTACTGCAAGGCGCAGGATTGGGCTGTTGCGGACTTCTACATTGACGGCGGTTATTCCGGCTCTAACCTCGACCGTCCCGGAATCCAGAAGCTGATTTCCGAGGTGGCTTCCTTCGACCTGGTTCTGGTTATGAAACTTGACCGGCTTTCCCGCTCCCAGCGCGACACCCTGCATCTTATCGAGGACGTATTTCTCCCGAACAAGGTTGACTTCGTGTCTATGTCTGAAAGTTTCGACACCTCCACGCCGTTCGGGCGGGCCATGATTGGTATCCTGTCCGTGTTCGCGCAGCTGGAACGGGAGCAAATCAAAGAGCGCACCTATATGGGAAAGCTGGAGCGGGCCAAGGAGGGCTTGTACCATGGCGGGGCGTTCTATCCTGTAGGCTATGACTATGTAGACGGGCGGCTTGCCGTGAACGAGTACGAAGCCGCACAGGTTCGCAAAATCTACGAGTGGTATCTGGACGGCGAATCGCCGGAGAAAATAGCGGAGCGGTTGCGCACCCAGGGCTACACAAACCGCTATGGGTCTTGGTCGGAAACCTCCGGGCGGCTCAGTGTCCTGCGGATTCTCTCATCCGAGGTCTATCTTGGAACAATGAAATTTGGGAGCGTTGTGGTGGAAAACGCGCACCCGGCCATCATCGACCGGGAATCCTTTGACCGGGTGACCGCCATCCGTATGAAGCGCCGGGAAATCTACGGGGACGCGCCCTACAAAACAAAATACCTCCTTTCCGGCTTGCTGTACTGCGCCCGGTGCGGCGCTCGGTATGCCGTGAAGCACAATTATGGCGGGTACAAGTATTATGAATGCTATACTCGCGCTGGGACGGTGAAACGAATGATGAAAGGCGAACACTGCGATAACAAAAATTGGCGGCTGGACGAACTGGAAGCTATCGTGGAAAGTGAAATCTCCCGGCTGCTGTTCTCTCCCGGCTATTATCAGGCTTTGGTGGAGCGCCACGAGGCCGAGGTAAAGGCCGCTCCCCGCGGGGACGCTGATATTATCCGGGACAAGGTGGCGGAAGTGGACAGGCAAATCGGGCGTATGATGGATTTGTACCAAGACGAAAGAATCCCGGTCGATGTCCTGTCTGCCCGCATCGACAAGCTGCATCGGGAGAAGGTTGCGCTGGAGGCACAGCTGGCGGCTGTCGCTCCGCCGAAGCCGCAGGGCGATTATGACGAGGCCGTGTTCCCGTCCCTGCTGGCGGACTGTGCTACGGTCTGGCAGTCTGCCGGTCAAGAGGAAAAGCGGCAGATTATCTCTACGCTGATTCGGCGCATTTCATTGGATGGCGAACACGTAGACATCGAGTGGGCGTTCCTCGAATAGCGAAAAGCCCCGCCAGCGTCTGCTGGCGGGGCTTCCTGTTTATGTGTAAGGGCAAACCTTCCGGGGCGTTGCCGCGGTTCTGGCTGGCGTTTTCCATTCCAGAATGATTTTATCCGGGCCGGCACCGTCCTCTCCGGCGCTGCGCTCCTTTGTCTTTTCTGCGCACTCCATGCACCGCTCTCCAGGGTCCAGGTGCGCCCCGCAGGTCGGGCATTCCCTATAGTATGCCATTCGCATTACCTCCTTTCACCGCTTGTAGATGTAGGACTTCCCGTCCTCCCCGTTCGTGATTGTAATCGTTGTGGGCATCCCGGTTTTGTCCTGCGCGTAGGAGAGGTAGCGCATTCCCTTCACGGACAGGTTCTGCTTGTGCCGCTTCTCGCACTTGACGCACTCCCTCTGGTCGGAATACTGCGTCCCGCAAATCTCGCACACGTACAGTGCCAGCTTCTTCATTCCGCCTCCGCCTCCTTCGGCTCGATTTTGTCCAATTCCCCGGAAAGCACCAGGGCGGTTGCCTCTATGACGATGCTCATCAGCGTCATGTCCAGTTCTTCCCAGCTGATATGGCTCTTTGCCGCATACTTCTCTTGCCCACCCGTCTTTTGGGTGGTCATCTGGATTAGGTCGTAGACGTAGCCCTTCAAGGCCGGGATGTTCGCCTTTTGGCCCTTGTCCATAAGGAACGCCCACATGGTGTCCTTGATGGCGTTCGCCGGGTTCGTGGTCATTTCTCGCACACCTCCGGCTTGCGGCGGTAGGCCAGCCAGTTATCCCCGTACAGACGATATGGTAATCCGCGCACCCAAATGTGGGGATAGCCGCATTGGAAGTCATCTCTGGCGGGGTCTGTTTCGTGTTTGATATAATAGCCAGTATCCATGCCGTAGTGGGGAACCAGTAGCTTTATCCACACCCAATCCTTCCCCAGCTCCCGCAGTTCCTCTGTAGTCAGCGGAGGGTTTTCGCACAGTTCATGTGCGGTGGGGTTGCGCTTGTCGTACCTGTGCGGAAGGTTCAAATCGTCCAGCAACCGTCTGTCCTCTGCGGTGAGCGTTCCGGCATCAACCTTCCTGCGGATGGTTTCGACCATCTCTCTCCAGCGGCGCATGAGCGTGTCGTGCTTGTCCTGCATATCGCTGTAGGCTGCCAGGGCCTTTTTGCATTCCTGCCACGCCACTGCGATGGGGAGGTGGGCGAGGTCTACCATCTTATTGTCCGGGGCCGGAATCACGCCGTCCAGCGTGGCCACGGCCTGTTTCAGCATTATCACTCTTTATCCCTCCTGTTCCCGCCTGTTACCTCGGTGCGGATGTCCTCCGGGCGGCATCCGTTCTCCGCCGCCAGCAGTTCCTTTGTCGCTTCCATCTCCCCGGCGAACGTCCCCCGGAGGGTATATCCTCCGAGGGGCTTTCCGTCCGGGGCGTAGAACTTCACCCATTGCTCCACGCCGCTTCCCTCTCTTTCTTCCGGGTTTGGTATCCTTCGATGAGGCCATCGCAGTATGCTCCGCCGGTCCCGTACATCTTGCCGATGGTTTCGTCTGCGTCCCGCAGCGCATCAGCGAGGCTCTGGATGCGTTCATCCGACCTGTCCACCTCAATTTTGAAAATGTGGTTTTCGGACTTGAGGTGCTTTCCGTCTTTGAACTGCGCCAGAATCGCCATGTACTCAGAGAGGGTTTCCTGCTGGTTTGGGAAGTTGAGGCTGTTCGCCTTGATGATGGCCCGGGTGTATTCGTAGGCTTGCGCGATGTTGTCGGCCACAGCCGTGAAGGGCATCCCACCGACCTTGTATGTGATTTTGAGAACCATGCCGTTCCTCCTATCAGTATCCGAAATGAACTACTTGCAGATTGTCCCATTGGGCGGGGTCGAAGCCCTTCAAAAGCCCAAGGACGGGCGGAATCCTGCGGTAGTGATTGCGCTTTTCGGCTGCCTCCAGCCAGTCGATTACTTTGCCGAGGTCTGCGCCTCCGAGGCGCTCTCCGTATCTGTCCTCGGTGATTTTAGTGTCCCCGTCCTCCGCATAGATTGAGTAGTCCACCGGCTTGCTGAACAGTTCCTTCCATCCGTTGGAATATCCCATGGCGGAAAGGTCGAACGCTACGATTCTCTCTGCGTAGATGACCGGGCCGCTCTTGGCTTCGCCGAGGTGGTGAACATCTACGATATAAATCCGGCTTTCGTATGCCATGCCGTTCCCTTTCTCCCCGTCATGCCGTTAGGCCAGCCGCCGTCTTTACGGGTCGATTTGCTTCCTGATGCGCTCCAGCTTGGCGGACATCTCCCGCCAGAACAGGGCGTTGTCTGCGGCTTTTGGGAAGCGCGGGCTGCCGTCCGGGCATTTCTCCGCCGCCAGCTTCTCCCAGGCTTCTGCTTCGTCCAAGCGAGTTTTCGTGGTCATCAGGATGTATGTGGTGAGGTCAGTCCATTCTTCCTCGGTCAGCGCGACCGCCCGCTTCTCCGGCTCCGCCCCCGGTGCCGGCAGGGGCTTGTCCCCGTAGTAGGTCTTTTCGATGGTGTCCATCAGCCATTCCCTGACCACCGTGTCCGCCTTGCAGTACATATCCCAGGCGTCATCTTCGTAGGTGGTATTTACGATGCGCACCATCGTTTCTAAGTCCTCCGGGTCATCCACTCTCTGCCGGATGGCCGTTGTTACGTCATGGCCGCAGTAGGTTCTGGCGATGTGGAGGAGGTTCTTCTGCTGCTCGACCGTTTTCATTTCCGTTCCCTCGCTTTCGGTGGTCAGGCAGTAACCGGCTCGAAGCCGATTACGCCATATTCCCTTGCGCCGCTCTTGTAAATCCGCGCCGCGCCGAATGCGCCGCGCCCGATGTCCTTCCCGGTGGGCCTGTAGCCGATGTAGAGGTATTCGCCCCTGTCCTCCACCCAGGTAACCCGGACTTGCGTGGTCTGGATGGCCTTGCCGTCCTGGACTACTGTGTTCGGCTGGTAGCTGCTGGCGTTGTTCGCCTTGGTGACCGTGGTCATGGCGTGAATCAGGCCAGTCCTGATTTTGCTGGTGTCGATTCTCATTTCGCCGCCCCCGCTTCCTTCTCCAGCTGGGAGATAATCATGAGGATGCACTGCCGGGATGTCCCGTAGAGCCTCTTGCGGTCTGCGCCAAGGCTTACCGCCAGTTCCCTGAGTTCGTTGGTGTTCATCTTGCCCTTGCCCTTGTTCATTGTCCTATTCTCCTTTCGGTTTTAGACAATATGTAATGGCGGTTAACA